AAATATCTTAATAATCAAACACCAGAACAGTTTATACGTAGACAAGAATTTAAACAATTTGTAGATGGAGCAGGACCATGGAAATGGTCAACTGATCAAACCCTACTTAATTATTGGGTAAATACATGTGGTATGAATGTGCAAAGACTGAATTGGAAATGGAATGCACTTTATACTGCAATAGATAATAGTAAGATTAAAGAAGCAAACTTTGTACATTTCTTCTTAAAAGATAAACTGCCAGAGAATGGTGAAAACGTACAAGAATTGATGAAAAATGTCGAATAAAGATTGGCAAGAATGGCTTGTTACCATTCAAGAAGAATTCAGAAATAATAAGAGTTCTTTTCTATCGCAGCCTAATATTAAGCGCACCGTACATCCGGAGCACGGTGGTATGAATCTCTATATGAAGCTGAATAGTGAATTTGCAGATCTATCAAAGATAGCTGATCCGTCATGTGGCAAACCAAATATTCAATTTGGCAAGCATAGCTTGATATCAATACAAAGTGGGTATTATATTTCTTTGATTAAAGAACACTTTGGAATTAAACCAAAAGATCTTGGTCATATTACTGATATTGGTGGAGGTTATGGTTACCTTTGCTATTCAATGCATAAACTTGGATTTACTGGCAATTATAATATACTTGATTTCCCGCAAATGAATGAAATGCAAGAATACTTTTTATCAAATACGATTCAAGGTTCATATGCCTGTAAAACTTTAAAGCCGGAGAATCTTACGAAAACTGCAAATGAATCACTTTTGATTGGAACATTCAGTATTAATGAAATGCCACTTGATGATAGAAAAATTATTGAGGCATACTATGAACAGTATAAGTATATTATGATTGCACATAAACAAAATAAAGCATTTCATGGTATCGATAATAAAGAATATTTTTATGGCATAAAGAAAAAACTATCTGAAAGCCATAATATGAAAATGTGGAAATGTCCGCTTAGAGCAAATGATCACTACCTTATTGGAACGAGAAAGTGAAAAAAATAATCTTACAACATTGGTCTGGTCCACTAGGCGAACTTGAAAATTTATCAGTAGCAAATATTAAAGAGTATGCTAAATTCTGTGGTGCTGATCATAGGTTACTTCGCGGAGCGGTATTTAATCCAGGTCTTAGTTCGCAATCACAAAAACTCTATATGATGAATGAAGAGTTTGATGACTATGATGTTGTTGTAATGATGGATACTGATATGTTTCTTCGTAAAGGCTGTACAGCAAATATTTTTACAGATGAAACTGGTATTGGTAGACATTATAATATTCAGGAAACATTAGTAAAAAAACTTGCAGGTCATTTCCCATTCTTATGTGATGCAGAATATCCATATTGGGGTGGGTCATGCTATCGTTTAGAAAAAAATTTACGACAAGAATTTAGAAAACATTTACATATAAGTGAAATGTTACAATTCAGCGGCAACTTTAATGATGAAGGTATTATGCATAGATGTGCTGTACTTGCAGGATTTAAAGAAAAACGCTACTTCGATCGTGCACAATGGAACTATAGTTCATTTGATGATGATGTAGATAAAGCAAACATTATTCATATAAGACCAAAAATAAGACAAGGTGGACCGAAAAGACCTAAGATTGAAAACTATAAAGCACTTGTCGAAAGAGGCGTAATATGAGAAATCTAATCTACCAATATTGGGGCGGAGATATGCCGTGTGGAGTTCTTGCTGGTAAGAAAAACATGGAAGAGTATGCTAAACGCATTGGCGCTGAATATAGACTTGATCATAATAAACCGCAAGCGGTAAACACAGGTGTACACCAACATTATTGGGAATGGCTAAATCCTCTCATTGATCCATCGTTTCTTGTATATGACAATATTGCTATTATTGATTTAGATGTATTTGCTGTAGATGGTTTAGAAGAAAGTATTTTTGATTTAGAGTATGGTCATGTTGCAGCATGTAGAGAACCTGCTATCGAAACAATTAGAAAAGAAACTTTACACGGAAGTATTAATTATAAGAATGATGAAATATGGGCAGCATGGGTTAATAGTACACTAAACACAAAACTGCCTCGACGTGATGATGGCTTACTTAAAGTTTACAATGCTGGAATGGTAATGTTTTCGAAAGAAGGTTTAAGACATGCAAAGAATCGTTGGTGGAAATTTAATAAGTATGTGCAACAAACAATAGCGCAAAATTTTTCTAAGTTCTATTGCTTAGATCAAAATTATTTTCATGCTATGGCACATTCACTTGAAACAGATTTTACAGAATTAGATTACAAATGGAATTCACATGTTCATAATATGTCAACTCGAAGCAATCCGATAAGACGTATGAACGATACAAGACCTAAAGATGCTAAGCTAGTACACATTCAACCAGGCGAAGCTAAATGGTATACTGAAAAAGAAATGTGGCGAATTACAAATTTGCCTATTCAAGAATGGAATTTAAATCATAAACATTATAAAGCAGCAGTGAAATGAAAGCAAAAATTTGGGGACTAGGATTATCTAGAACTGGTACGACTACACTTACACATGTATTAAACGAAGTGGGATATAATCATATTCACTATCCATCTGATGATGATATGATTTCGTTTAACAATGATGGTGCATCAGATATTCCTGTCATACCAAAATATAAAAAGCTTGACACAATGTTTCCTAACTCTAAGTTTATTCTTACAACAAGAGATAAAGAAAAATGGCTACAGTCTATGTCAACTTATCTTGAAAGAAAAAGAAATTGGAATCAATCTACAAGACAGGTAAATATTCGAACTCAAGTGTATAAAGAACCGTTCTTCGTATATGAGGTATATGAAAAAGTATGGGATAACCATGAGAAAAGTATAAAGGAATATTTTAAAAATAGACCTGGCTCTTTATTGATTCTAAATATTGTAGATGGAGTTGACAAACCCCAAAAACTATTTGACTTTCTCAATGTCAATAAAACTATGGAAGAATTTCCGCATAGGAATGAGTTAAAAAGATGAAAGCGTATGTGATTTGTTTAAAAGGAAATGAGATATCAGAGAAAGGAGCTGATACCTGTATTATATCTTCTAAAAAAGTTTATAATGATTTTGAGATAGATATCTTTAACGCAGTTTCCGCAAAAATGGCTAAGACTGTTATGTTCGGTAATGGTCTTAAATGGAAGTATCCTTGGGAAGGTAAAGAAAACGATATTGCAACCGGTCTTATTAAGTCTGCATATCAAACAGCAAATCCTAATTCTCGCATTGCATGCGCAATGAGTCATTGGTTATTGTGGCATGAGTGTAAAAAACTAAATGAGCCAATTCTTATACTTGAACACGATGCAGTCTTTACTGAAAAATTAGATTGGAAATTGATACTTGAAAGTAAATACAATATTATTGGTATTAATAGTCCTGCATCAGCTACAAGGCGCGCTCATCAGTTTCATGACATGGTGCAAGCCGGAGAATCATGGATCCAACCGGTACCATCAGTTGATGAATTTAATATACCACAAGGTTTAGCCGGAAACTCTGCATATATAATTAAACCAGATGGAGCAAAGGATATCCTATCAGCGGCTCGAGAACATGGCTTATGGCCGAACGATGCGCTTATGTGCAAACAACTAGTTCCTAAACTTGGTGTAACTAAAACATATTTTACAAGAGTCCAAGGGTTACCTTCAACAACGGTGAATTAAATGAAAGAATTTATGTTAGTAATTAGTATGTGGGGCAGCGATGGTGTTACAGACCACTATATCGGTCAGATGGCACTACAGCAACCCATGTCAGAAAAACAATGTCATTGGATGATAGATAATGAACAGTGGTCTGCAAGTTTTGACAACGAATACTATTTCTTTGCAAGACAATGCTTTCCAAAAGAATGTGCAGGAAAGAAGACTTGTGAATGAAAGCTTTCGTAATTACAATTAAAGATAATGAACAGTCTATGCAGGTTGCAAAACGTTGTATTAAAAGCGCTGCTAAACATGGACTTGAAGTAGAACATCATTGGGCTATAACTCCTAAAGATAATCCACATCTTATTTTGCATACAAAGGGTATCCAACCGTCTTTTTTCCATGAAAAATATTCTAGACCAGAAAACTGTATGGCTGCTTTCTTATCTCATCATGCGCTGTGGGAAAAGTCAGTAAAGATAAAAGAAACAGTTGTTATTTTTGAGCATGATGCTATTCTAACAGGCCCGATTCCGGAAACGTCGTTTGATGGTTGTATGACATTTTCAAAGCCTTCGTATGGAAACTTTAATACACCTATCAATATTGGTGTAGATGGATTAATACAAAAGAAATATTTTGGTGGCGCGCATGGCTATATGGTTAATCCAGAAGGCGCACAAAAGATTATTAATAAAGCAAAAACATGTGGTGCACCGACTGATATATTTCTGAATGTAGATACTTTTCCGTTTTTACAAGAGTATTATCCATGGGTATGTATGGCAGCAGATTCATTTACAACAATTCAAAAAGAAGCTGGTGTACAAGCTAAACATAACTTTAACGAAACATATGGAATAATCGATGCCTAAAATGCCTGAAAAATTGATTATCACCGGTTGCGATGAAAAAACAGAATGGCAGCTGTGGTGGTTTATTGAAAATTATTATAAGCATAATACTATACCAATTGCAGTTGCAGACTTTGGTATGTCTATTGAGATGAAAGAAAGAGTAAAACAATCTGCGCATCCTGCTCTTTTTTGCCATATGGATATTCAAATAAAAGAAGACGTTAAAGGGTGGTTTGGTAAACCGATGGCAATGTTAAAAGCACCGGGCAAAAGATGCTTTTGGATTGATACTGATTGTGAAATACTTGGAAATATTGAAAGGATGTTTGATCATATTCAACCAAACAAACTTTGTATGTCACTTGATAGACCATGGCTAAAGCGTAGAAAAGAAGAATGGTTTAACTCAGGCGTTGTAGGATTTTATCAAAAGCCAGATATTCTAAAACAATGGGCAGAAAAGGTTGCTTCAAAACCAGAAGTGGGGGATCAAGAGGTATTACATAGTATGCTTAATCCTATTACAAGAATGACATATATTAATGAATTACCGAATAAATATAATTGGCTAAGACTTCAGGTAGAACATGATGATGAGCCAGCAACCAATGCAAAGATTATGCATTGGACAGGTGAAAAAGGAAACGATCGTATTCGTGGTAAGATCAAAATTGCGGAGGTTGTGAATGCCTAAAACAGTTCACGTAATCGGTAACGGCGATTCAGCAATGTTTTATAATGAAGCGCCAAGAAAAGGTCTAAAGCTAGCTTGCAATCTTCCACCTTTTCCTATTGAAAATCTATATGCATCTTGCATGGTTGACTTTAAAATGATGCGACATATTCATAAAGGTGATGTTGATGTGCCAGGAGAATGGATACTTGGCGCAAGACCTAAAGCGTATATGGAAAAGAATTCTCAATTTCATATGCAAAGATCTCATCAAATTAAAATGTTCTACACTCGTCTACCAAGCTATGCTGCAAACTATACAGATCTTAATTGCGGTCATATGGCTGTTTACTTTGCCGCTCAGCATCTAAAGGCCGAAAGAATTCATATGTATGGATTTGATTCTATATTTGATTTTAATCTTCGTAGCTTTACAGATACGTTTATAAATTCAGATCGAGGCGGTATGAATAACAACCGATTGACTAACAATTGGCGCCCGCTTTGGCAAAATATATTTAAAGACTTCGGTGATGGCCGATGCGAATTTGTTATTCACCATATGCATGATAATCTTAAATTTAAAATTGGCAATAATGTTACTATTGAAAAGTACGGTCGTAGAGATGAGATTACTGAACAAGAAGGAAAATCAGACGAAGCATGGGTTCCTCCAGCAAACGGAATAATGTAAATTAACTGTTTACTTTTCCGTAAAAATAGTGTATAATTAATACATGATGGAGAAAAGTTTGATTTTTGTAGAAGGTGGCAGTCGCAGACAACGTGAATTCGCGTTTGAGGCAGCATCATTTGCATGGTTACAGCTTATGCCTAGGATTAAAAAATGTACTATTAATATTGAACTTAAAAATTTAAAGGGATATGACGGTACATGTTTAGACGTTGAAAATAGAGACTATATAATTGAGGTAGATAAGAGGTTAAGTCTTGGAGATAATTTTCTTACAACAATATTTCATGAAATGGTTCATGTAAAACAATATGTAAGAAAAGAATTATATAGTGAATGTAATTTTTATAAGACCAGAGAAGAATATTTAAACTTGCCTTGGGAAGTTGAGGCATATAGAGTACAGGAGGAATTATTAATCCAATGGCAGAATTCCAAAACCACGAACAATCTGAATTAGAATTATTTCGTAGAGAAATAGTAAATAAAGATGGTGTAATAGAGATGTTGGAAAACAACATTAAAGAACTACAAGAACAATTGCAAAACTCATATAAAAGGATTGAGGAGTTAAATAATGTCAAAGTTTGTGAATGTCCCCCTATTGTTGTCAGCGGCGTTGATGGTGACGGCAAGCCCTACTAATGCTGAAACTGTAACAGATGTCAATAGAACCGTAATTGATAGAACACCTTATCAGGTAGAAGTATGTCAACAGCAATCAACTTCTGGTGATAAAACCGGAGATACCTTAATGGGTGCTATTATCGGTGGTGCTATTGGTAATAATGTGACCAAAAATGTAGACAACGGTGGTGCAGTTGGTGCCTTATTAGGTGGCATGTTAGCTCATAATAATAGTAAAGCCACAGGCGGTACTCGCAGAGTATGTAATTTTGAAACGCGATATGATGAAAAAACAAAATCAATCTATTCGCATAGCGTGGTTACGTTTACATACTTAGGCAAAACATACAGTTTATCTTTTCAAAAATAATTGAAAAAAATGCAAATTAACTGTGTACATTGCCGTAAAAATAGTGTATAATAGATCTATAAAATGAAAAGAGGAGTTCATATTATGTTTACTAAAGATCAAATCGCGCTACAAAATCATATCGAGGCAAAGAATGCTGAAGGTAAGAAGTGGATGGATGAAAATCCTGGTTCTTACTACGGTATGACCGTGACTGACCCAGCACATTGGGCAGAGCAAGGTATTACTACTGTCGAGCAGTATGAATACCAAATGGAGTACTATGGTCTGTTTGACTATATTGCTGGCTTAACATCAAAAGGCAATGCTCGGTATTTGCTAAGCCTTTGTACCACTATGGACGATTTGGATGTGGCATATGCCGAGTTCAATTGTAATCGTGAGGTTGCATAATGTTAGACACTACTAAAATCTATGATACTGAAGGTGTCTTTTCTTATTTTACAACACATCCATTCGATGAGTACAATGGTGATGGTGTAAGTCTTACAGATAAGTTTGCAGAACTTAGAGAGGAATATGAAAAGTCTGGCAAAAAACTTATCAATCTAAAAACATATAATAATAGTGGATTTAACCATGTTACTCAAGAACAAGATAAAGAACCAGAGTTCGGTATCGAAGTTGAGTGGATATGGTAAACAGTTTAGAAGAGGCTCCTGTCTCGCTCCTCTCTCAGTTGAGCTTCTTCTAATCCTATAGTCGAGCGGTATAACGCGGTTAAGCCTGTAAACGACTTTAAAGTAAAGACGCAGGTGGGAATTATAGAGTGCCCTCATAAGAAAGACTCCCCTTATTTGGTTCCGTAGCTCAGTTGGATAGAGCAATTGCCTTCTAAGCAATCGGTCAGGGGTTCGAGTCCTCTCGGAATCGCCAATAATGCGGGTATAGTATAATGGTATTACAATCGCCTTCCAAGCCAAAGACATCGGTTCGACTCCGGTTACCCGCTCCATATAAATATGAATAGGTTGGTCGCTTAATAGACCCGATAGTCCCTAATGTTAGGGACGATAACAAAGGAGAACGCATCCAGCATTTATAAGTTGGCTCTGCTCAATAAGATAGAGGAGAGAAATATTCCTTTCGTCTCTCCTCTATCACTTTAAGGATAATGAATGCTTAAATGGTATGACCACGTAATGGTTTCAATGTTTGCTTGGGTAATATCTCAAGGAATTATATACAATTTCTTTTGGGCATTTATTGGATGGATAATTTTTGTTCAATACATGTATCAAAGGAGAGACGGTCATGTCTGATGATATGTTTGATTTTGGTTTTACAGCAGTAGATGAGTCTGAATTACAAGCTGTACAAGATGCACAAAAGGCGGCAGGTGATGTTTCAGTAGAAGCAAGAACCAGTCAAGATAAACTTGATAAGCTTTACAACGCCATTGTTCCTCTTCTTAACAATCTTAAGAAAAATCCTGAAAAAGAATACATTTTATGGCCCAATCGCATAGATAAAGTCGAGCAATTTGAGCAGCATCTGCTTAATATTTATCGTTCTTAGAAAAAAAAATTACAAGTAGTTGTTTTTGTTGAATAACCTCGTGCACTTTTTTGTGTACATTTCGTGGTTTTTGTGATATAATATATCTATAAAATGAAAAAAGCAAAGAGGAGCTTAAAATGTTTTTAGAGAATCTTACAAAGTTGGAAGAAACCCTTTGGAAAAGCCACGTTGAGTTTGTTGGTGTTGATCACGATATGGCTGAAATGTATGCCGAAGATCGTAATGATGTCATCGAAGCTAAGCATCGTTTCAACAAAGGTCATATGGGCTCACTACGTCATTTCATCGATCGTATGGATACACATCCACGCGAAGGTGTGGTAATGGCTTTTGCTGCTGATCTCGGTGAAGATTGGGTTTATGATAATCTTGGTTATGAGGTGCGCTAATGGAACATCGTCACGCAGTGCCAGAAGGTTTTGAGTATGAAGGAATTTGGATTGAAAATCCTTATTTGTCAGAATGTGGTCGATTTGAAGTAGATCCAAAAGAATATTATGGAATTGATGTTGAGGAGAAAAAATAATGGGTATGTCAAGTTACGTTATGGATTGTGAAGAAAAGTTTGAAGATGCAGTATTGGCTCGTATAGAAGAATGCGAATCAGCAGATGCTCTTAACTGGAAACTTGTCGAAGATAAGTGCTTTGTTAATATTATGCACTTGAGCGGACCAGAGCAGGATGAATGGGTCTATAATCTTTGGGATGAATATTGGTCAGCACACGCTGCATAAAAAAAAATCACTTTAATGCAAATTAACTGTGTACATTTGCGTGAAACTGTGATAGAATATATACAAGATTAAAAACAGCTGAGGAGCTAAAAATGTCAAATTATGTTATTACTAAGAATTCTACTCAAGAAGAGCGTATGCTAGCCATTCGCGAAGCTGCTGAAAGATTTGAAAAAATCAAAGCAAGACGCGCAAGGCTAGCTGCTAGTGCTGCACGTGTAGTACGTTACGTCGATGAAGTAGATAAGAAGGAACGCAAAAAATTTAATGATTATGTTTCTAAAATTCATAATCAATACGATGAAAATCATAATCATTATCAAGATGCGCCACAATATGCGGAGAAATACTATGGTGAAAAGATGCGCGATACTGTTGCTATGGATAACGATTGGAACTAGTGCACAGGCACAAGATTGTTTCTATTCTCAAAGAACGTTTTTTAAAGATGGTAGTATAGTCGATGATATTAAACGATATGATTGCAAATCACCGCCAAAAACTATAATCATTGAGAAAGAAATACCCGCCAAAAACAGATCAGTAGGTGAGTTTTTATTTGGTGTGGAAGAAGAAGGTAATGGAGTTACTCACCTCTTCAGTACATTGGTCAGTATGGGAATTTTATAATGATTAAATTTGTATTAGGTATGATTGCTGGTGCAATGCTAGTAACATACAACCCAGAAGTTATGAATTGGTTTGTTACTTCTGGTATGCGCGATAATATTGTCGCAGTTTTGAATGGAGTATAAAATGAAAAGGTTAGCGTTTATTCCTCTCGTCGCAGCTGTGGCAGCTTGTGATAAAACCCCACCAGAGACATTAATGTCGCAACAAATGTTTGAATATCAATCAGCTCAAGTTGAAAAGCAAATTGATAATATGCCAAATTGGTATACAAACATTCCTAAGGAAGAAGATGCCGTATATGCAGTCGGTACTGCAGTCACGCCAGATCTTCAGTTAGCGGTTGACATTGCAGTACTATCAGCTAAGACTACTCTTGCCGATCGTGTTGATAGTCGTATTCGTTCTCAAATGAAGTTGTTTAAAACAAAATTGGGATCATCGGACTTTGATGCCACTGTTCAAAATAACTTTGAACAGGTAACTCGTAATCTGATTGCAGATGCAGATGTTGCAGGTTATACTGTCAAAGAGAATCAGATCGTACAAAATGGTACACAGTATCGTGCATACGTACTTCTGGAGTACAAGAACGCGGTTGCTAATAGTGTTATTAAGACACGTATAGCACAGAATGAAGTCTTGCTTGAAAAGCTACGTGAAACTCGTGCATTCAAAGAACTTGATGACAACGTGAAAGCACAAAAAACTGCTGAATTAGAAGAGGCAAAAGTGCTTGTAGATGCAATTAACGGTGTACAAACAGAGGAAACTGTGATAGAATAGTATAATGGAAAACTTATCTAGTGATCGTATGATGGCAGTTCGTGTATTCGAAGGTGAGCTGGAGCGTATGAAATCAATTACTGATGGTCAGTATGATCAAATTCAAAAGATTGTTCGTCAGTATTTGCAAGAACGCATCAACGATATGACAAGGAAGGGATATAAAAGATCATGACTATGCACCTCGTTCGCGGTATGACTACGCTTTCTTCTCGTAAGAGAAAAGCCCGTAAAAAGACGCAAGCTGTACTTCAAGCTGAAGCTGAAACAGCAAAGCTCCTCAAGTCTTTGGGCTATCAAAAGGGTAGTCGCTGGAAAGCTGACCTTCCAGATTATACCGTAACCGAGACAGTGCCCACCAGCGATCTCATCATGAAGGTAGAAGGTAAGCGTAAAGCTAATCAATATACTGGTGATGAGCTCGCTGGCATTGGTACTCTTCATAAATCAAATATGGTACCTGTCCGTAAAGATTCTAAGGATGCAATTGACATCGCAAATATGAGACGCTAAATCTGGTGCAGTTGATGTATAGACATACACTAACTTTGGACCAGCTTAACCTGGCTCCAACTATTTTCACAAATAGTGAAATTAACTGTGTACATTTGCGTGAAACTGTGATAGAATATATAAAGAATGAAAAAAGAGGAGAATTCTTATGCCTATGGTAAAACGTAAAAAAGCTAAAGTCAGAGCACGTGCTAGAACCGGTCTTGCTGGTGCACCAATTGACAAAGGCTTCGATGCTGTAAAATATTACTTTCATATAGAAGTTGATCGTAAAGATCTTATTAATACGCTCAAGTCTTATATTAAATCAAACGTTGATTCTAAAAATCAAAAGTTTGCCCTGTCAAATCCTGAATATAAGTTCTATATCTTCACTCACTATTGTGCTACCGCTTTTTGGATTAACAGTGGACTTAAGCTAGACGAAAAATCTAGTAAGTATGCTGAAGGTCTATACAAGTACGTGATGACGCTTGTAGAGTCAGGTAAAGACATCTACTTTGAAAAGCAAGCAAAGCTCAAAGACTCTGCTACTGTAGTATCTCTTTCACCGATGCAACGTTTGCAAAAGAAGATTAGTAATACTATTATGCAAGATCTTCTTGATCTTGAAGATAAATGGATTGATGGTGAAAAAGCTGAACTTGATATCTATCAGGAATTTAAAAGACATGGTCTTACCGGTGCAGCTGTTGCATCAGTAAGACAAGTAATTGAAGGCTGGTTACTTGATTATGAAGATGCATATCACAAACGCTGCGAAGATGCAGTAGAAGGATATGCACATTTGAAAAGACCAGAACTCAATCGGAGGATTAAAGCTTGCCAAGATATGTTGGCTGACTGTGATCGTATCCGTTCTGCAGCAAAAGCTACTCGTGCAACGCGGGTAAAGCAACCAAAAGCTGCAGATAAACAAGTGGCTAAAGTTCAGTATAAGAAAGAAGATACTGAATTTAAGCTAGTGTCAATACCTCCTATTAAAATTGTAGGTGGTACCCGTCTATACACGTTCAATACTAAGACACGTGCATTGACGGAATATATTACTCAGGACGTAAAAGGATTTGAGATCTCTGGCACCTCTATCAAGAATATTGATAAAGTAAATAGTCGGACGGTAAAACTCAGAAAGCCTGACGCTTTCCTTCCTATCGTCTTGGGTAAGACACCAAATCAAATTGATAAGGAATGGAAAACACTTACTACTAAAACTAGTATACCAAATGGTAGATTAGGTAGTGATACAATCTTATTAAGGGTATTAGATAAATGAGTGACTTTCTCAACAAAAGTAAATTCACGCAATTGATAGAGAAAGCGGTGGTTGATATGCATATCAGTTACATGGATGCCATCCTCTATCTATGTGATAAGAATGATATTGATCCAGTAGATGTCAATAAGTTCATATCACCTATCATCAAAGGGAAGCTTGAGGCAGAAGCAATGAACCTCAACTTCCTACCTAAAACAAATTCTATTGATTCAGCTTTATTCGAATAAGATGAATATATATAGATTTACATTACAGCAATACTGTGTTATAATTAATCATATTTCAGCTATACAAGGAAAAAATAAATATGTCATTCGAATCACTTAAACGCAATCGCGGTACAGATATCTCACAACTCGTAAAAGCAGCCGAAGCAGTCGGTGGTGGTGAAAAGAAAAACTATGATGATGAGCGTATCTGGAAACCAACCGTAGACAAGGCAGGTAATGGATATGCAGTCTTACGTTTCTTACCAGCCGCAGAAGGTTCAGAACTACCATGGGTCAGATACTGGGATCATGGATTCAAAGGACCAACCGGTCTTTGGTATATCGAAAATAGTCTTACATCGATTGGTCAACCTGACCCTGTTGGCGAACTCAACTCCCGACTGTGGAATTCTGGGCATGACGAAGACAAAGAAAAAGCTAGATCACAAAAGCGTAGATTGCATTATGTAGTCAATGCTCTTGTTGTAGAAGATCCATCGGCTCCACACAATG